GTGGATCTATACAAAATGTATTTTCAGAAGATGAACTGGAAACTATGGATAACGTGTTAGAATATTATGGAGATAAAGAACCACAGTGGCTTAGCGAGCTTACGCATAAAGAGGCTCCTTGGAAGATAGCAAGAGCAGGATGTGCGCCAGGGGCATATTGTAATGAAGTAATTACAAAGGAAAGCATGCAAAGTTACTATGGAGGTCTTTAGCAAGTGTCAAAGAACAAAAAGAAGAAGGTAAAAGTTTCTGAAAAACCGAAAGGGATTAAAGAAGCAAGAAATACTGAGAATCCTGAAAGTTATTATGATAAAACACCTAAATGGGTCTTCAAGGATATGGATGTAGAGCATGAAAGATGGAGTTTGCAGAAATGCGACAACATTTATCCTTACATTATTGAAAAGATGAAAGATTATGAAGGGATGACTTGGGGAGAAATCATAAAGGCAACCGGAGGAAGAAGAACAGGAAATAATAATCATTTTGAAAACGTCGACGAATTTATCAAGGAAGCCCAGGAAAGATGGATAGAGCTAAAACTTGAGGAGTATTCGGAGGCGTTTTCGCTTCGATTGACAGGAACGCATAGGTTGTATGGGATATTGGAGGATGGAACTTTTCGTGTAATATGGTATGATGAGGATCACGAAATATACAAATCAACAAAACGACATACATAATTTACGAAGCACCCATTTGTAGGTGCTTTTTTGATACAAAATTTAGGACATCTAGCTCATATGGTAGAGCAACGGCCTTTTAAGCCGTAGGTACAGGGTTCGATTCCCTGGGTGTCCATTTTTGTAACTGTAAACCGTAATGGGTCTTCTGCATTCTATCCTGTACAAAGCACATGTTCTAAGAATCCAGACGTGTCCAGCATGGCACGTAAAACATTTTGCTACGGGCCAAGCCCGTATGGAGAGCCTGGAGGCGTGGTGAAGGTTCGATCCCTTCATTCTCCGTTATCCACTATAGAAGGAGGTGAGCCGGATGGCAAAAGGGAAATATCATGAATGGCTGGAGCCGGAAGGTTTGCTTAAAATAGAAGGATGGGCAAGAGACGGCCTGATAGATGAACAGATAGCATATAACATAGGAATTACAAGAGAAACATTATCTCAATGGAAAAACAAGTATTCTGACATTTCTGACGCCCTAAAAAGGGGGAAAGAGGTCGTGGACCGGCAGGTGGAAAACGCTCTCTTAAAAAGGGCCCTTGGCTACAAATATGAAGAAATAAAGACAGAGGAAACCGAGGAAGGAAAGAAAGTTACGGTTACGATTAAAGAAGTTGTGCCAGACACTACGGCGCAGATCTTCTGGTTAAAGAACCGGAAACCGGATCAGTGGAGAGATAAGCGAGACATCGAGCATTCCGGGGAGATTGGAGGGGTGGTGATCGTTGATGACATCCCAAAGCCAGACAGTTAAACTTTCTGACCTGATCGCCCCCTCATTCTATGATCTGCATTTGGATGTAAAAGAGCACAGACATACACATTATAAACTGTACGGCGGGCGTGGTTCTACAAAGTCCTCATTCATCAGTGGAGAGATCATTAAAGGCATGATGGAGGATCCAGAGGCGAATGCCATCGCAATGCGAAAAGTTGGACGCTTCCTTGAAGAGTCTGTCTTTGAGCAGCTCTTGTGGGCAATCGAAAAGCTTGGAGTGTCGGATCAATGGAAGGTACGCTACAGTCCTCTGGGACTCACCTATAAGCCATTTGGGAACCGGATTATCTTTCGTGGAGCTGATGATCCACAGAAAATCAAATCTGTAAAACTGAAAACAGGGTATTTCAAATTCATCTGGTTTGAGGAGCGTGCAGAGTTTGACGGTCCAGAGGAAGAACGGACCATCCTGCAGTCTCTGATGCGTGGTGGAACAGATTATGTGGTTTTTTACTCATGGAACCCGCCAAAATCGATTAACAACTGGTGCAACCAGGATGTTATGGATGAACGGGAGGACACCTGCTGCCATCACAGTGATTACCGGAGTGTTCCCCGGGAGTGGTTAGGGGAGCAGTTCTTTCTTGAAGCAGAGCATCTACAGCAGACAAAGCAAAAAGCATATGAGCATGAATACCTCGGCATTGCAACAGGAACCGGCGGACAGGTGTTTGAAAATATAACAGTCCGGAAGATCATGGATGAGGAGATGGCAAGGTTTGACCGGATTAAGCAGGGGCTTGACTTTGGCTATGGAGCTGATCCACTTGCTTATTTAAAGATGCATTATGACAAGACGCGAAAGCGTCTTTTTCTGTTTGGTGAGATTTACGCTGTCAAGATGGGCAATACCAAACTTGCCAGGGAATTAAAGAAGTTCAATCCCCTTAACCGCATGATTACAGCGGATTCGGAAGAACCGCGGGCCATCGCAGCCCTGCAGGAACTTGGCATCCGGATCACCGGGGCAAAAAAGGGACCAGGTTCCGTCGATTTTGGCATGGAGTTTTTGTCAGATGAGATCGAGGAGATCATCATTGACCCCGAGAGATGCCCGAATGCAAAGAGGGAGTTTACAGGCTATGAACTGGAACAGGATAAAAACGGAAACTTCAAGGGAAGTTATCCAGACAAGGATAACCACACGATCGACGCCGCACGGTACGGCTTAGAAGATGTGATGTCCAGCCGCAAGGCAAAGGTAAAGAAAAAAAGCCGCTATGGCATCCGATAAGGAGGGATAGTTTTGTATATATTTACACTGCCGGCAGAGCAGTATGACGAGACAAACTTGAATAAACAGGTGATCCGGCATCTGATCTTGAAGCATCGAAGCTTTGCACCGGATTTGAGGAAAAAGAAACAGTATTACATAGGCAAACATGAGATCCTGAAAGAAAACAGGAAGAATAAGCTTGTATGTAACCATGCAAAGGATATTGCAGATACTGCAACCTCTTACTTTCTTGGGAATCAGATCGCATATAAGTCCGATCAGGATATTACAATCCTGACAGATGCCCTGGAATCGGCAGACGCAGATGAGACGGATGGAGACAATGGCCTGGATATGTCGATTTATGGCCGGGCATATGAGTATGTATATCCAGCGGAGGGCGAAACGATCCTTCACACAAAGAACCTTCCGCCGGAACGGACCTTTATGGTCTACGATGACACGGTTGAGCAAAAAGAATTGTTTGCTGTCTATTATTATGCCAAGAAGGACGACTCGGATCGGATGAATACGGTTTATGTAGCCACGGTGCTGACAGAGCATTATAAGTACGTCCTTAACATCCAGGATACGAATGAGTGGCAGGCGGAGCCGCATTACTTTGACAGGGTTCCGGTGATCGAATACCGAAACAACAAACTTGGGATTGGAGACTATGAACTCCAGATCCCTCTGATTGATGCATATAACGCTTTAATGTCAGACCGGATTCAGGATAAAGAACAATTCATTGATTCGATCCTTGCTATTTACGGATCCCTGCTGGGTGATGACGAGGAAGAATCCAGCGAAGCGATGAAAGCTTTGAAGAAAGAAAAGCTTCTGGAACTTCCGAACGGCACTAAGGCGGAATATTTAACCCGTACCTTTGATGAAAACGGAGTGGAAATATTAAAAAAGGCGATTGAGCAGGATATCCATAAGTTTTCCCACATCCCGTGTATGACGGACGAGAGCTTCGGCGGAAATGTTTCCGGTGTTGCCATGGAGTTCAAGCTTCTTGGCATGGAGAATATTACAAAGATCAAGACAAGGTACTACAAAAAGGGGCTAAGAAAACGTTTACAACTCTTTGCAAACTATCTTGATAAAAAGGGACTCCACATAGACGTGACCGGCGTGATGCCTACGTTTACGAGAGGACTTCCTAAGAACCTTTTAGAGATTAGCCAGATTGTTGCAAATCTCTGGGGAAAAGTAAGCAAAAAGACTTTGCTTGCTCAAGTGCCGTTTGTGGATAACGTGGATGAAGAACTTGCGGCAGTAGAGAAAGAAACAGAGGAGTCTATCAGACAACAGCAGGCCATGTTTGGGAATCAGGCAGAACCCCCAGAGGACGAGGAGGTGGATGAGGAATGATCATGACAATACTCTGGATTGCACAAATTTTAATGGATCTTTTCTTTATGTACTGTATTCTTGAGTTGGGTTCGTTCCTCAATGATCTCTTTGAACTTTTGAATGCGATGGCAAAGCATATGGATGTTATGAATCGTAAGGATCGGGGTGGAAAGCGTGGCAAATCTTAATTACTGGAAACGCAGAAAGGCCTGGCAGATGTACAAGGCTATGGAACAAACAGAGTTCGTAGCTGACGATATTGCAAGGTTGTATTACAAAGCGTCAAGGTATATAGGCTATAAGATGGAGCACATCTTTCGGAAGTATATGGATAAGAACCATCTTTCTGAGGAAGAAGCGTTTCATCTCTTAAATTCCCTGAATGATCTAACCTCTTTTGATGAACTGCGACAGGCTTTAAAGAATAATCCAGACAGCGAGGCAAAGGCAGCTATTCTTGCCGAACTGGAGGCTCCTTCCTACGCAACGAGGATTGAAAGACTCCAGGAGCTGCAACAGCAGACAGATCTGATGATGCGAGGCATTTATCGGCAGGAAAAAGACTTTAATACCAGGCACTATGTGAATCTTGCTTACGATACTTATCACAGGGGGATCTTCGATATCCAGCAGCGTGCCGGATATGGACTCAGTTTTGCAGAAGTAGACCACAAGACGATTGACAGTATTCTAAGCTCAGACTGGTCTGGTGAGAACTACTCAAGCCGGATCTGGAAGAATACCCAGGGTCTTGCCCAAGAAGTAAAACAAGATCTTTTGATGGATGTTTTGACTGGTCAAACGTACAAAGAAGCGGCAGACCGAATCACAAAGAAGTTTGCGGGAGGAGCCAGCGCATCCAGGCGTCTGATCCGTACCGAGAGCAATTTTGTTCACGGGCAGATGGAAATGAAGTCTTATGAAGAGTGTGGAATTAAGACTTATATCTTTGTCGCTACGTTGGATCTCAAGACATCTTCCATATGCCGTGAACTGGACGAAAAACGCTTCCCGGTGTCAGAACAACAGCCGGGAGTAAACTGCAATCCAATGCACCCATGGTGCCGGTCAACCACGATCTGTGATATTTCCGATGAAGAACTTGCTCAGATGCAGCGCAGGGCCTACGATCTAAAGACGAAGCGCTCCAGAACTGTTCCGGCAAACATGACGTATGAGCAGTGGTATAAGGAGTATGTTGAAAGCAGTCCGGAGGCTTTGGTGCAGGAAAGAATGACAAAGAACCGGGGAGCGGATCGCCGGCAACTGCAAAAATATAACAAGGTCCTTGGGCCTGATAAGATAGAAAACCTGGATGTTTTCCAGGATTTAAAGTATAATAACAGTGAAAAGTATGGATTTGTGAAGCTGGATTATTCGAGGAAACATCGGTTGATGGAACATCCGGAGTTAAGTCTTCAAAATGCGGAACAGGTAATCATACCAGAGCCAAAATTTACAAAGTATCTTTTCGGCGGTGACAACCAGGCAGGGCTTGCGAAAGGCAAAGCGTTTACCAGCCGTTTGGGTTACGATGCAAAGAACTGGGGAAAACTTGAGTCAGAGATAAAGAGCCGCTCGAAGTTATATCCTGCGACAGAAAAAATATCAGATCAATATGGGACTCGTTTTGAACAAAAAATGATTTTGTATGGAGAAAAAGATATGCCGGCCAATGTGGTTGTTGGATGGATCCATAAGCCAGATGGGACATTGTCAATGACCAGTGCTTATATTAAAGAGGTGAAATGAATATGAAGATAAAACAATATGATACGGTCCTGCTAAAAGACGGTCGGACAGCAGCGATCGTGGAGGTCCTTGATCAGGATACTTTCATTGCTGATGTAGGAACCTCTGAAAAGGACTGGAAAACGATTGACATAAAAATGAAGGACATAGCAAAAATCCTTTTTGAATAGGGTTCTCCTATATGGTAAAATGTGTTAATATGGGTATACACATAAAACGACATGGGAGGACAATGTTATGAAGAGAAAATTGTTATTTATTGGGTTTATCACTGCTTTGTGTTTTGGCCTGTCAGCATGCGGATCAAGTGGTCCGAGTTCTGAAACAGAGAAAAAAGCAGACACAACAGAAAAGAAACCCGCTACTAAGATTTCTGTCGACAATGATAGATTTTCGGTTAAATATTTAAAGACTAAAGTCGTGAAAGACGGGGACGGGAAGCCGGCGGCACTTGTATATTTTCAGTATAAAAATAAAACAAGTGACGGGCAAACCATTGATGAATCTTTGCAATTTAGTTATTACCAGGATGGGGTCGAGTGTGAACGTTATGCAATGGTGAGAACAAATAAATATCTTGAAAATGCAGATAAAAAGATTAAAGATGGAGCAGAATTAAAAGTTTGCCTTACCGTTTCACTTCAAAATGCAAAGTCAGATCTTGAAATTAAAGCCATGGATTTAGAAAAGGATATAAAGAATCCAATAGCAACGCAGACAGTAAAATTAAAATAATTTTCAAAGCACCAGGTTAAATCTGGTGCTTTCATTTTGCACAGAACTAGCGATGTATTAAAGGGGGCGTTGTAAAACGCTTCTTTTTTATGTCCGAAATGACGTAAAACTAAATATTATAATGCAATGTCCCGGGCTTAAATGAACGGGTTGGGGCAGGAAAGGAGCCAGATGAAATTAGAAAATTTCGAACAGAGCAAATTCCCTATGAATTTACAGTTCTTTGCAGAGGAAGGAGACGACGCCGGGGGAGGTCAAGGCGGTGGAGCCGGAGATGCAGGAAACGGAAGTGGGGACGACAAAGAGAAAGATAGTCCGTTGTCATTTGATGATATCTTAAAAGAAAACAAAGACTATCAGGCGGAGTTCGACCGGAGGGTTCAGAAAGGGATTCAGACAGCAATTACCGCGGAGAAAGAAAAGTGGAATACACTGATGGATGATAAAGTCTCTGAGGCTGAGAAGCTTGCAAAGATGAACAAAGAGGAGAAGGCGCAGTACCTTCAGGAGAAGAAAGAAAAAGAGATCCAGGACAGGGAGGCAGCGATCACAAAAAGAGAGCTTGCCGCAGAAGCTAAGAACACTCTGGCAGAGAAAGGTCTTCCGGCGGAACTGGCCGAGGTATTAAACTACTCTGACGCAGACTCTTGTAAACAGTCCATTTCAGCTGTAGAGAAAGCTTTTCAGAAGTCCGTGGAGAAAGCAGTTGAAGAAAAGTTAAAAGGTGGACAGCCGCCGAAGAATCCGCAGGATCAGGGTTCTGACTTACAAAAAGAAATTGAAAAGGCCATGATGGGCCGTTAA